AAAGTTTCAGGAGACTATCATGTTGAAGCCCGAACGATGGGAAACAGAACTCAATCGTTTGGAGAAGATCAAGTTGCAAAATACACTGCCGATGCCGAGTTGCTCGTCGATTGTCTGACCAATCCAGAAAGTGAAAACTATGAACCCAACAATCAGCGATACACTTTCTATGCAGCACAATCATATTTTGATGCACAAAATTTTGAAAAGGCAATGGAGTGGTATATTAAAAGAGCCGAGCAGGGTGGCTGGGAAGAGGAGCAATGGTATTCGGTCTACCGAATCGCAATCTGCAAATGCCTTCTCAATAAAAACTGGGCAGAAGCACAAGACCACTTCTTGCAGGCGTATAACATGCGACCACATAGAAGTGAACCGCTGTATCAACTTGCCCGTATTCACAGAGAAAATGGAAACCCAAGACTTGGTTACTTGTTTGCCTCTCAAGCGGTAAAGATTCCTTATCCAGAACAAGACATTCTTTTCCTTTCGGCGGACATCTACAACTGGATGTGTTGGGATGAACTGGCATCCTCCGCGTATTATGCGGGTGATATGATGGCGGGTCTTGATGCCAGCAATAAACTCCTCACGGAGAAAAAGTTCCCGAAAGAACATGAAGAAAGAATTGTAAATAACTTCAAGCATTACGGAAACTGGTTGGAGCAGCAAGAGGCTGCAAGAAAACAGGCAGAGATTTTGCGTGCTAAATCAGAAGTCGAAGAAAAACTCAAAAGAGCCGAACTTCGTAAAGAAAAACAAGCGAAAGCCAAAATAAATAAAAGAAGAGGTAAAAAAGTAAAGGTTAGATAATATATGACATTCAAATTTCCGACCTCTGGCACAACTCTATCTGTCCCTCCAATCGGTGCAACATTTGGTGTTGGCACAAAGATTTGGACTTGGGATGGCTCGGTGTTCTTTCGCTCTGATTTAGGACAGCGTGGAGCGACTGGTGCTACGGGTGTGGGTGTCAGTGATGTTAAGGTTGGAGATGATGGCAAGTTATCTGTATCGCTTGATACGGGAGCCACGTTGGACGTTGGGGATGTTGTCAAACCTGCCGGATTTAAATATCTAATCAACGTAAGTCCGGGTACAACAGGGGTCGCACTTCTTGGTGTCCAAGGTGCTACGTCAAACACTCTGATCTTTAACAATGTTGATCTTGATGAAAATGACACGGGTGTCTTTTTTAATGAGATTGCATCGAACCCAAGAAATACAACTCTGACAATTAAATCACTGGTAGGGGCAACACAAGTTTCTCTCAAACTTGATGGAGTCACTGCGGTTTCTGGTGCTAATTTTAGACAGATCACTGGTGCGTCTGGCTCAGGATTTACCTCACCATTTACGATTGGTGATTTTGTTTTTATCTTCAAGGAAACTAGCGGCAAAACTGGGGCTGGTCTTACAAATCCAAAACTCACGGCAGATGGTAGACTCACTTTTGACACAATTGATGGGGATGGTGCGACCACTGCCGTGATCAACGTGGGTGAGGTTCGTGGTGCGACAGGATCTACGGGGCAAGATGGTGTGGATGGTGCGTCTGCCGCAGGATTTGACTACGATATTGTTGAGACATTTAGATATAAAATGGGATCGTTTCTTAACCCACTCCCACCGCCAGACGGAGTAATTATTCCAAACGCAGTAGGTACAACTCAATATACGTTTGCCTTAACTGACTTAGATGGAAAAGACGCATCATCATTCTTTAATAATTTAGAAAGTCGCTTTGACACATCAAGAGAGACAGAGACGATGGGTGTCGAGTTGATTTTCGCCCAAGAAAGTGAAATTTATACAATCACAAGGCTTCAAAATGTTTCTGTCCAAGTCCTTGGTCCGGTTGCGACCCAACCCGATGCGTGCGTCTTGGGAGTTAGTTTTGATCTTGGCAGCAAGCCCTCCACAAACGCTATTCTTCGGTTTGCAGATTTGGGTAATAAAGACGATTTCACTCCGGGCAGAATGAGTCTGGGAATCAGTGGTTCCACCATGTTTGTCGTGCCTACGATTGATACAAAAAGAGGGACTAACATTCAGCCTGTTCTGAATAAGATTCCTCTCGCAGATGAAATGCTCGTCACCACCACAGATGGTGTGACTCTAAATGACGGAACAATCGGTGGAATTGTAAGAGTAAACAACAGATTTCAACAATTTGCTTTGAACTCATTTGATGGGGTGACACTTGCGGCAGGCACTACGGTGTTCTTATCCACCATCGGTACTCAAGGTGCTTCTGGTGCGGATGGAGTTACAGGAGCAACAGGTGAACGAGGCAAGACTGGTGCTGGTGTGACGGGAATGACACTTACAATTGTGAGTATCACTTCTGATCAAACACATCCATCTGGTGTAACACAAAACAACATTGAATTAAGTTGTGGTATCTCTTTTGAAATTATTGATTCCGATGGAGTCACTAGCATCATCGAATCAACTTCTGCACCATCATTTTCTGTTTTGAATGGTGCGAGCGGTCCTCAAGGTCCGGCAGGTGCAGACGGAGCCGATGGTGCGCCCGGAGCCACAGGAGCCACAGGAGCCACTGGTCCGCCCGGAGCCACAGGAGCCACGGGTGCTGATGGACAAGATGGCACTATTGAAAGTATTGGTGCTAGAGGCACTAATGTTGGACCCGGAGTTGTCACAATTGAAAACGCTTCCGGGGACAAAATTGCAAGTGGAATTCTTTCATACACAGAAACGAGTTCCTTTTATCCCGGTGGTAGCCCAAGAAAAAAATATACTGCAAAAGCATCATCAATAGCCAACTTTAAAGGTTTTGATGGAGTTACCGCACTTGGTCGGACACTTGGATATCGTGGTCACACAGGAAACTTTTACTTTGGTTTCCACACAGGAGTTTCTGGTGACCCATACGTTACGGTCGAAGGTATATCTATGGATACACTTTCTGGTCGAGTGGATTTTCCATATGGAATCGGAAAGGTAGAGTCAATTACCTTTGCAGATGGTTCAAATATTCATAGCCTTGATCAGTTTGTAACATCTGTAAATAGTGCCACAGGAGACGTTGTTGCTACGCAGGGGGATGTCGCGCACTTTAATATTCAATCATCATCAAATATTTCGACGGGTGCAAGACAAACTGCATTACACTTCGTACCATATCGTTTCGATCCAATTGAGGGTGGTGTTCGAGGTGCAACGGCGGGCGGTGTGACGATTAGTTTTATCGCAACTAATGATTACCTCAATCCGGCATCTGGTTCAACGGCATTGGTTGGAAGAGTGAACGCTGCTTCAACTGCAATCGGAGCAACGGCAAGTTTATCATCCTTTTCAATTCCCTCTGTAACGAAAAAATTTGTTTACCTGCAAGTCGATGGAATTGGTAGCGGCATCACTGGACTCAATGCGTATTTTTCTTATAATAAAGTAATCATAGATGACTAAGGAGTAGATAATGGCACTCACAGATGTTTACTATTCACCATCGGGAGCAGGACTGCAAGACGGATCATCGGCTGCAAACGCAAAGGCAGCAATCACTGGAACTTCGTGGACATCCGACATTATTGCAGAGACAAGACAAAACACTCGTTGGATTTTTCTTGCCGGAACCTACACAGTAAATGTTGAGTTGGGTCCGACATCTACCGATCCAAACTCAGACAATCCACACTTCTGGGTTGGTGCAGATGCGGACGGCAATCTTCTTGAACCAAAGTGGACTGACGATTCGCAGTCACATCTTGATACCACCGACTATCCAAAGATTGTGGTGACAAGTAACACCACGATGTATGATTCTGCTGGAATCGCAACGATTTACAAATGTTTGCATATAGAAAATACAAGCACATCATACAGTCTGGGTGGTGTTCTCAACCAGACTTTTCAAGAATCAAGACAAAACTTTTACCACGGTTTGTTTATAAAGTTTGGTAACAACTCAAGTGCGAGCAATAACAACGCACGGGTTCACAATAACTTCGGTGGAAAAATGGTGATGTGTGAGTTAGTCGCAGGTGGCACAAAGTTCAACTGTATTGCTCACAACGGGGGAACTCACTACTCTACACTCGTCAACTGTCGATTGTATGGTTCAGGCACATCAGGCAGCGGCGATGGACACGGCACAAAAAGTGATACCTTTGCTCACCAAGTGGTAAATTGTGTGATTGATAATGTTCACGGAGATGGTATTGACCTACAATCAACATTGGAGAGAAACGGAACATTTGTCAACAACACAATCACACGATGTGGAGGAAATGGAATCAATGGTGAATCCGCTGCTGATTCCGTGGGCGGTATACTGATAGAAAATTGTATCATTTACGATGTTGGTGGTTACGCTGTCACTGCACACGCAGATAATGACGATAAACAATATGGAACGCAGATTGGTATTGGTGATGCAACATCTGGTAACTTCAATAATCTTGATGAATATGAAAATACCTTTACAGTCACCGCAGTTGCAACGACAGATTTTGTGGATTATGCAAATCAAGACTATCGGATTCGCAGAGACTCTGCACTCTACAAACTGAATAATGGACTAAATCTTGGTGCGATCCAAAACGAAGATTTTGAGTTTGCGAGTGTGTCATGAGTTTACCAATAGGCAGAGTAGGAGATTTTGTAGGCGCACCCATTCTTAGTAGTCTAGTCAACACAGTGACGGCAGATGGGCAACCTGTTGCAGTCATTGGTTCACCGATCACACCACACGACGAGGATCCAGTTCACATTGCCGAGGTCACCACTGGATCTACAAAGGTAACGGTCGGGGGGATTGGTGTCACTCGTTTGAATAGTATAGGGAGTTGTGGTCACCCACAGACAACAGGTTCACGAACAGTAACAGTAGGTTCATAAGGAGTACATTATGTCAACACCAACGATTCCACAATTTACAAGAGACTTGTTTCCCACCGATGGTTGTCAAGTCGGTGTAATGAAACTTAGCGATAGTCAGAAGACTCTTATCAATAAAGTGGTAAGTGGAGAGGCATTTGTCAATCCAGTGCAGGGTGCGATTACAGATGCTCAAAACTCTTTGAGCAACGCTTTGAACTTTAGCGTCAATACGCTTCTTGGTACAACTACTGAAATCGTTACTGATCCCAATACCGGAATTACCTCGGAGCAAACGGTGAATGTCTTTGGAAATATCAATCCACTAACGTACACGGGCCCGGGTGGATATGGAGGGAATGAAGGTCTACAACAGGCACTTGCCGATGCTCAAAATGCAATCAATGGAATGCAGGTACACACAGATAGACTTAGTGGTGTGAGTATGTTCGATGATAGTAGTGATAACTTTGGAGTGGGTGGATCCTCTGGTGAATTTGGTGGTATCGCTAGTCTTGCTGGAATTGCCTCTGCTTACAACAATGGAAAAGAACTACTGAGTGATCCCGGCCAAGCACTCGAAGATCACTTCTCGCCAATCTTCAACTCTGTGCTGGGCCCAGGCAACGATTCAATGGGAACTCTCCAAACATTGATGGAGGGTGATGTTTTGGAGTTTATTCAAGAGTTCCCACTAGGCAACGAAAACATCGATCAGATTGCAAACCAAATTAGTGGTGTCGCTGCCGGTGTTCAGAATCTTATGGATGGTGATCTGAATGCTTACGTTGGTGCGGTTGATTACCTAGCGAAACAGGCGTTGGGTATCTCTGTTCTTGATTTCTATATGGATCCGTGTTTCCTTACCAAACTGATGGGTAGTATTGGCGCACCAGATGTAAATGCGTTGGGTCAGGAAATTGCAAGTCAAGTTGGTGTCGATGAAGATATCGCCGGGGCAGGTGAAACACTCAATCTGTAAACCATACATAGATTCGGGAGAAGGACTCAGATGACACAATCCGATAATCAGTTTTTCAACATAGATGTGTTTGGATCATGGATGGATGTCGGCTTAGCAGTCGGTATGTTTGTCATTGGGCTTGCCTTTGTTTTCAAATCAATCATGGGACTGAAGAAATCAAAGGGTTGTTCTCCGTTCAAGCAACATACTATCGCGGTACATACAAAAGTACACGAACAACTTACTGAGTTGAGAGTTCTCACGGGCGCGGGCAGGGCCCAAATTTGTATGTTCCACAACGGCGGCACATTTGAGTCTGGATCTTCGATGAAGAAGTTTTCCGTCACACATGAGTCCCTTGCTCTCGCAATCGAATCAACATTGCAGAAAAAGAAGGAGATGGTTGTTAGTGCATTTACTCACCTCATTGAACATGTGTCTAAGGATGATCCAACACCACTCATCATTAGTGAAATGGAAGACTCTTTTTGGAAATCGTTTTTAGAGTCACAAAGAGTCTTGATGACATGTAATCTGCCAATTTTTTGCCAAGCAAAAGGTGTAATTGTGGGCTACCTATGTTTAGAGTGGTGTAGTTTGAAGCACATGGATGATGCTAACGCTGAGAAGATCGAATCAGAAATGAAAGAAAAGCGATCAATCGTACAGGCTTTGATTTCGGAGGGATAATTGAATGGTTCAATATAGAAACAGCAATACGTCCCCCACACAAAGACAGGTTGAACGCTTCATCGATTTGGATTTAGACTTTGGTAGGAATCCAAATACAAATGATGTAGATAGACTTTTTGATGAGGAGGCGATCAAACGCTCGGTTCGGAATCTCATCCTAACAAATAGGAATGAGAGATTCTTCAGACCCAATATCAATGGTGGTATTAGGAGTCTTCTTTTTGAACCGGCAACTCCAGTTACCGCGACTCTAATTCAACAGCAGATCCTTGACGTTCTTGCAGAAAATGAACCTAGAGTGACAGTGATTGATGTGACTGTCAAAACAAGTCCAGACCAAAATGCTTTCGATGTATCGATAGTATTCCGAATCAGAAATAACGAGCAACCCATTCGAGTCACGGTTGCCTTAGAGAGGCTGAGGTAATGCCAAATAGTAAGAACATTCAAATCAACTCGCTCGACTTTGATACTATTCGTGCGTCTCTCAAAGAGTATCTCAGTGAACAAGATACTTTCAGGGACTATGACTTCGAAGGCTCTGGTATCTCAGTTCTTCTAGACCTCCTTGCATATCACAGTTATCAGCAAGGATTCTACAACAACATGGTCGCGAACGAGATGTTCCTAGACTCAGCGATCAAAAGAGATTCGGTGGTCTCGCACGCAAAGGGCCTGGGATATACCCCTCGATCAGCAAGAAGTGCCAAAGCAACAGTAGACATTACTTTCGGTAGCACGGCAGGCCTTTCCTCGACGTTCCCGATTGGTAGTAAATTCAACTCAACCAGTTCTGGTCGATCTTATCAGTTTACGAATAGATCATCGGCAACAATCAATCTTGATGCGATCACAGTTGGATCTGGTGCTACCGCTCACATTTCTAATCTTGAAATTACTGAGGGTACTCTCAATCAAACTTCATATATCGTGGACAACTCAAACTTGAATCAAAAGTTCATCATTCCAGATTTGGATGTTGATACTTCAACCATAACTGTAAACGTACAGACCTCCGCAACAGACAACACAGGCAGAACTGATCTTTGGTCAGAGGCACCGGCAGATACCGTTGACATTGAAGCCACAACTAAGTGTTATTTTGTTGAGCAAGGTAGAGATGAAAAGTATGAGATTGTTTTTGGTGATGGGGTTGTTGGTTTGAAGCCTGCTAGTGGTAGTCTTGTGACAATCACATATCTCAGATCTAGTGGAAGTGACGCAAACTCACTTAGCACTTTTATTCATGGAAGCGGAGCGAATACGATCACCACGATTTCCAACGCAGCAGGGGGATCTACAGCAGAGTCAGTCGCATCAATTAGATTCAATGCACCTAGACAATTTGCTTCGCAGAACAGAGCGGTTACCTCGGATGATTATGTCTCACTCATTCTCGCTCAGTTTGGTAACATCAGATCTGCGTTTGTTTTTGGTGGAGAGGATGCAAACCCACCACAGTTTGGCAAAGTTCTAATCTCTCTTGTGGACAATAGTGGATTTGATTTGAGTGATCAGCAAAAGAGAGAGATCTCAGACTACGTTTCGTCAAAGTCTGTTGTCGGTGTCAAACCATTGATTGTCGCACCAGACATTACTTACCTAACCTTTGCTACAGTTGTTTTCTACGACGATAAGGCTTTGTCATCGACTCAAAGCACTTTGTTGAATAATGTAAGAACCACTATCAAAAATTATGTGGACTCTACAGTTGGTGTTTTTGATGGGGACATGATTAGATCTAAACTCGCTGCGACCATTGATGCAACGGACGTATCAATTCTTGGCTCCGTCACGAATATTGGTATGCAAAAGAGAATCACTCCCTTCCTTGATTCACTCCAAACATATCAAGTCACGTTCAACAATCCGATTGAACATCCTCATGATGGCCATATGACTGTCTTCACATCCACTGAATTCACTGTGAAGGAGAGTGATGGAACGACATATACGAACGCATTTATTGATGATGATGGATCTGGAATCCTTCGTCTGAAATATCGTAATAGTGCTGGTCAGGAGGAAACCATTCGAACCAATGCAGGCACCATTGACTATGCTAGTGGTCGGGCAACAGTTACTTCAATCAGAATCATGTCTTTGTCTGGAACCACAGATTACATTACATTTACGGCTCCTCTCTCGAAGACAAGCAACGCATATGCTGAAAGATCTGCCGTTTTGTTTGTGGACTCAGATCAATCAAACGCAATCACCGTTGATGGTTTGTCAGAGTCTAACAGATTGTCTGGACTGATTGTTGATGCTCAGGTTGCAAATTACTTCCCCGAAGGTGTCTCTACGACCACAACGAGTGGAACCACTACAACCACAGTCACCACTGTTACTACTCGCACGCCAGATGCCACCTTGCGTGACACCGGAGTAGGCACTCCCACACGCGGAACGGGTACTAGCCCCGATACTCGCAGTGCAGATACGAGCGTGACGACTTCATCTACACCATCTTCGGGATCAGGATCAGGTTATTGAGGTAAGTAATGGTATCAGGTAGTTCAACACAATATGGGGGCATTACGCCACTACTAGGTCTAGGCACCGTAACGGATATTATCGAATCCCTACCGACAATCGTCGATAGTGTTGATGATAGAGTTTCGACACAACTAAAATCTCTCCTACCTGATTTCATTACATCAGACCACCCCACTTTTTCTGCTTTTGTTCAGGCATACTTTGAGTGGATGGAACAAGATGGCAATCCAAGATATGCTACGGTGCAGCATCTTTCAAACAGAGACATCGATGAGACTGCTAGTTCTTTCATTGAACACTTCAGTTCGGAGTATCTACACGGATTTCCTGTTGACTTCAACTCCGCAGTCAATGAAAAAGCAGCGATAAAGAGAATCGGAGATCTATACAGGGCCAAGGGTGGGGAGAAGGCAATCATTCTCCTATTCCGTCTCTTGTACAATGAGACAGTAACCATCATTAGACCAGGCGAAAAAATCCTTGGTCTATCGTCGGCACTCTGGAATGATCCCATTACTCTTTTCCTTTCGAGAACTCACGGGATCAGTTTGGCCAAAGACACCATCGGTAATACGATTTTCCAAACTGTTGATGGATTAGATACGGGTGATATTTCATCCTCCGCCTTCGTTCTTGATGGTAGATTCTTTACACACGAAAATCTGGATGTAAGTGAGTATAAACTCGCATCTGTGTCTGGAGTTTTCGTTCCAAACAAACCTATCTTTTATAGATCGGGTTCAACTGCGTATAAAGAAACACCATTTCCAATGGTCGGCAATATTGGTGTGTCGGGTGGTGGAACTGGTTATGCAATTCAAGATAAGATTGTCATTCGGGACACTGTTCTAAACACAAAGGTTGCAGAGGCAGTCGTTGCAAATGTAGATGTCAAAGGTGCGATTACCTCTGTTCGCGTAAGTAAACGATACCCCAATTACATCGCTGGACACACTCTTGATTTTGATTTCATTACTGGATCTACCACAGATGTTACTCCCGGCGGAACAGGTGCAGCACTAGAAGTGTTCAATACTGTTGCTGGTTTTAGAGCAGGCAGATATGCAAGTTCGAAAGACATCCTTGGTGCCTCTGACAAAATTCAAGATAACAATTATTATCAGAGATACTCTTACTCAGTTAGAAGCAGTAAGAGCATCGAGGATTTTAGAGAACCTCTAAAGAAAATTGCTCACCCCGCAGGACACAGAGTTTTTTCTGATGTTATTCTTGGTGCTTCTGGAGATGGTTTTACCGGAGTAACCGCATCTTTGAACGCGGCGAACAAAGGGTATGTTCAGGTAGTAAAGAATCAATTCTTACGTTATGGCCATACACAGGCATTTGAGAGTCCTATGATTGGTCACTACCTCCCGTACACTTTCGATACCTTTACTGATCTCCGTGGATATGTGACTGGGCCGACAAGTGGGGTAGATCCAACTGGTCACTTTGTTGATCTATTTCCATTCGGATATAATGGAGTAACAGGAGACTTGGCAGGAGACTTTGTTGTTGGTGGTCGCACCGCACACGTTCCACAGGCTTCAACTGCTGCTGGTGGAGCGACCGCGAAGTTACCCATTGGTGTGAGTGATGGAACTCCAGATGGTATCACCGTTGGTTACGGTATAACCGAATCAGGACATCAATCACTGGAGCAGATTGTTTGGTATAACACCGCATCTCTTGGAGCGTCTGCTTCAACAGGAGATTCTTTACACCTAGCCGTGTATCCACATCCCGCCGGTCGTTGTAGTCACTCCTTTGGCTACAGTCGTTACGGCACCGCTGGATTTGGAATGTGGAGTCGGAATCCAAGTGTGTACGGCACAAGATATGCAAACCACTTTGCTGAGAGTTTGACGATGGACTTTCAGGAGAGAGAAAAAATCACACAACCAGTTTGCAGAGTTTTCATTGATAGCATAACTGGTGATAGTGATATTCAAGATGGTGACTTGGTGGTACAACGTATTCCAAATATGCCAGAGGCAATTGGAAGAATTGTATTTGACTTTTCGAATGTGTCTGGAACGGCGCTTCGAAACCAAGGGAAAGGTGCCAGCCTTCTCACTGGATTTACTAAAGGAACCGCTAGAACTCCATCAAAGGAACCAACATCGGGCCTTGGATTTATCGGTGGTTATGAAAATGCGTTTATTGATATTCAAATGATTGGTGGTAGATTTACGTCTGTTACTGGTGCAGGAGAAACTGCACCATATCCAATCGAAAGTGTTACTGGTGGTGCAACTTTGTCTATCATCGCAAAACCATATTCTGTCTCTGGGCCGCATATAAATATGCTTGAGGGTGTAAGTCTAGATGCTCAAGCAGAGTTTAGATTCCTCCCCATTTTTGATTTCTTGAAGAACATGCCTTTCGCACACACATCAGTGAGTCGAAGCAACTACGACACCGAATAAGGGTAACTAAATGGCCACTACAAACACATCTTTACTAAGGAACGAATTCAAGACGTACCTTGCCCAAAACTTGGTAGATAAGTTCGGGGTTGATTCTAGCGATAGGCTTTTCGTTTACACTGCCGGTGTCACGCTATCCTCCGATGAAACGACCGCTCTAAATACTAACAGTGATTTGCAATCAAGATTGTCACTCAGAAAAGCAACTGGTTTTCGTTTGGTTGATGATGTTGCTGCCTATCTGATGATTACTAAAAATGCTTGGGAGACCAATACCAAGTACGATGAGTATGATGATAAGGTTGATCTCTCAACCAAGACTTTTTATGTCACAAACTCAGAGGGTCATGTATACAAGTGTCTGAGTAACGGACAAGGTTCAAATTCAATTGACGAACCGACTGGTGTTTCTTTTGAACCCATCAAACTTCGAAATGATTACATCTGGAAGTATATGTTTACTATTCCAGCGGATGCGAAGGAATTTGAAACCCGTACAGAAGTCCCTGCCCTAGAAATTCCAATCTATCCAAACAGATCTAGCGTGTATGGTGATGAACGTGAACTACAATATGATTCACAGAAGGCTGCCAAAAATGGTGCGATTGAAACGGTCATTATTGACTCGGCTGGATCTGCTTATGCGAATGCGATCCGAGCAGAAGAAGGACAGAACGCCCGGGCGAATTCAACCGGAGAGTATCCCACAAGCACTCAGGTAAGACTTGCCGCGGTTGCAAGTTCAACCGATGATGCGTACAACAACTACGCAATTCGAATCGTCGCGGGCACGGGCGTGGGGCAGATTAGAACAATCACCGACTATAATGGCGCACAAAGACTCGCCACTATTTCTACTGCATGGACAATTGTTCCAGATACAACTACTACATATGAGATCGCCCCGGCTGTTACTTTCTCGGGTGATGGTGCTGGTGCTGCCGGTTTTGCTCGAATGAACAGTAATCTTACTCTAGATGAAATCATCATGAGCAATACAGGAAGTGGTTATAGTGAAGCATCCATCGCTTTGGGTGGATCCGTTTCGACCGCCCCTGTTGTTAGACCTGTCATCGGCCCTATTGGTGGTCATGGCTCAGCGGTTCCATATGAACTGCTTGCAAGTAAAGTTTTGGTCGTTGCTAGAGTAGAAAGAGATGATGATGCTTTCCCTGGCGATAACGACATTCGAATGTATGGGTTTGTTCTGAATCCAGAGATTGGCACAGGATATACTGACGCAGGAAAGATTGCAGGTAAAGAGGGAACTAGTAAAACGGTGGTTGACATCGAAGCAAATGTTTCAGATAGAGCATTGCTACGAACGAATGACTTCCCAGTTGGAACGTATCTTTTTGCCAATGATCCCCCCGCAGCCGGTAGAGTTACTCGGTTCACTCTTCAACCATCTGCTCAAAAGGCCGAACTAGAGGTGGAGAACTTGGTCGGAGATTTGCCGATTGGAACAATCGTTAGAGGATTGACTGGAACCGCAACGGCTTCGACCTCCGGTTGGCAAATTGATGGTTCTTTTGCTAAGGTCGTACAAACTCTCAAGAGAGATTACGGCACTCAACAAAAATCATATCGAGCATCCACTCTAATCGAGGCTGTTCGTACTGATGGTGCGGACCTCACCGCTAATTTGTTTGTCAAGGATGCAAACGTAACTGGTGCCTCCGGTGGTGGTGCAGTTTTGATTGAGGCAGAAATCAGTGGTGTCGGCTCCTCTGGTGGAAAGACTGCTACGTTCTTTGTCAATGATATCAAGCAGGGTGGAAACACTCTAAATGAGTATGGATTTACTGCTACAGAGACTCTTCAAGTAAGAACAAGTGGTGGTAATGTGGATTTCACTATTGCCGGTGTGACTGGGCCAGAAATCAAGGTTCCGTCTGGCAAAGTGCTATACATAAGAAGTATAGACCCAATCGCAAGAAACGACGAGCAGTACGAAAATTATCAACTAGAGATTGACTTCTGAGGAGAGTTGAATGGCGCGTTCACATAGACCTGAAATTCATAACATCGCACCATACTACGATGACTTTAGCGAAGACAAGAACTTCGCTAGAGTTCTGTTTAGGCCTGGTGTTGCCGTTCAGGCAAGAGAACTGACACAGGCCCAGACCATCCTCCAAAATCAGTTGGAGCGATTTGGTGATCACATTTTTGAAAATGGATCAGTCGTTAGTGGTGCTGCTATCAACGAGCAACTTACACGATTTGCTCGTATGAAGGATGATGGTGCAACGGTTGGTTTCACTGATGCTGTCCTATCAGGTTTGGCTGGCCAAAGACTAAGCAATGACTTTGCAGGTCGTTCGTCAACACCAACATCTGCAATCATCACTCACGCCATTGCGGGTTCTACTCTTTCCAAAGATACGACTCCAATTATCTTCTTCGATTATCAATCCGGTGGTGCTTTCTCTAAAGACGAAGTGATTACGATCACGGGCGGTGGACTCAATGATGGTCTTACGTTCCAAGTTGATCAGGATCGTTCCGGTTTGGGCGCAGGAACCACTGCACTAGGACTTGGAGCAGATGCTCTTTTGGTCAATGTGGGTCAAGGTGTTTACTTCGCTGATGGACACTTCATTCAAAGTAACGCTTCTAATATTTTCGTTCCCGCAGTTGACAATCTTACAGGCGGGTATCGAGACTTCGACAAGCCATCGAACTCACTTGGATACAGTATTACCAGAGAGTATGTAAGTTATGATCAAGACGATAGTCTTCGCGATCCATCCTTTGGCTTCAACAACTACAATGCACCCGGAGCAGATCGATATAAACTAAGTCTTTCCCCCAAGCAAATTGAGTTTGATGGTATCTCTGGTTCTGCTGCCGGACTTACTTTCAATACTGAAAACTACTTTGAAGTTGTCCGTGTGGTCAATGGAGAGACAACCAAAGCAAGTGTATACTCAAACTACGCTGACTTGGAAGATGCTTTAGCAAGAAGAACATTTGACGAGTCAGGTCACTATACGGTTCGACCGTTTCCTTTGTCCTTCGGAACGAATGAGAATGTTTTCGGTAGCGTTGACACGACTAAGTTTGGTGCGATTATTGGGCCAGGTAAAGCGTACATTAGAGGTTATGAGTTTGAAACAACCGCACCTAGTTACCTTTCAATTGTAAAGGCAAGAACTCTAGGCACTCTTCGAAATCTTACTAGTCCGGCAAGTCCAGAAAATATGGTTCGGGTCGATCTAAGTGAAGATCACCACCTTGGTTCTGGTGATATCAACAACCTCGATGCACAAGCAGTTATGGAAAATTTGCTTGTGGGTCTTTTCAAGAAATCTGTTGAAGGGACTACCGAAAAGTTTACTCTCATCGGAACCGCTTTCCTTCGAACGGTTCAGGCCGATTTTGGGAATCCTTCGGCTCCACAACCAATTGGTTTTGTTGGTTTATCAAACGTCAAAATGTTCAAAAAGGATCCGACCATCGAGAACAGCGGTCGATTCAATTTCAACAGTGATACTGATATGATTCGAACATTCGACGACAGTGATTTCGCGGAAATTTCTGGTGGAACAAACAACCCGAACAACACCTGTATGTTCAGAACGAAGAAGCAGGGTGGTCTTCTTGTATTCGGAGGCACTGATGGTCGAGGCGCTGGCGATGCTAACCTAGTGTTCCCTATCCTGTCCGCAGATCAAGCACAGGCCAGAGTTCAAACACTATCACCCGATCCCAACGCACCATACAATAGCACTGAGTTGGTGACAACAGGTCTCTCAACCAGAACCGCACACTCTGTTTTCTTGCGTGTTCGTTTCCAAGAGGGTAGTGTAACTTCAGATCCCGTTGCTGTGCCTGATGACTCTTGTTCTTTCATTCCACCTCAGGCAAACGCATACACGTTATTCCTCCCTAGAAAGGATAACGCTGGTAATGGGCCGGCCACCGCATTTGCTGGTAACAGATATGTCAAAGCAAATGAATACAGCATCACCGTGGATCAATCGACTGGCTCACTTAGAATCAATATCACCAATGAGAATATTCGTAACGCCGGCACAGACGATCAAGAGGTCTATGGTATTCTGAACGCTACCGTGTTTAGGGACAGCATTCCAAATGACTTTACTCATAACATTCGAACACTATCGCTAAACAATAGTGTTATGAGTGCGTTTGATCAAACACGAACCATTACAGGAACTACACAAGCAACCACTCTACTCAATCCTGTAAGCCTCTACAGTGATCTCTTTAGTAGGACTGAATACGAGGCACAGAATGGTGGTGTAAATGCGATGGACGTTTCAAACAGAGGCGCTGGCCCAAACCAGCCTGTGTTTGAACTAGATCACGCACATGTTTATGATCTCATTGAGGTTCAAGACAGAGATGGTAATGTCGTTACGAACAGGTTTGAGTTGCTTGATGGTCAAAAACCAGACGCTTTCTATCACTCATCACTTAGACTTCTATCTGGTGCTACTCTTCCAAGAGAGTCTGGTCAAGACTTTGCGTTGGGCAAGGTTGCATACCGATACTTTAGTCACGCTGGATTGGATAAGCCAATCACTGTTGACTCATATCCAGCAACTCTTCGAATTGATCAAATTCCAAGATTTACTGATCCCGAAACTGGTATTGATTTCTCACTAGCAAACGCTGTTGACTATAGACCTGTTGAGAAACCAACTTCCGACAGAAGAAACGAGGGTTCAACCCACGGATTTGATAACGTAGGAAACCTTCCCGGCGGTCGATTTGATGTCGTTGGTACTTACCCAAGATATGACGCATCCGTGTATCTGCCAAGAGTGGACAGCATTGCTTTGTCACCAGACAGAACATTCAAACTTGTAAGTGGTGTTCCTTCGATCAACCCAGTTGCTCCTAGTATCACTGATGAGATGATGGAGTTGTATCAAGTTGACATTCCTGCCTACACCGATGATGCCTCTGATGTTAGAGCAAGATATATCGACAATCAACGGTTTACCATGGCGGATATTGGTGTCATTGATAACACAGTTGAAGAGGATGAGCGATTCAACTACATCTCTGAACTTGAGAACGAAGCAATTTCTCGCGTGGGCGCTGAGCCTGGTTCTGGTGTGCCAGAGAGAAGTGCAATTTTTGTAGACGAGTCTATTGGTCATAATAATGTTGATGTTCTAAACAGAGATCACAACGTGTCTATCGATGCTGAGTCTAGAGAAATTAGACCAGCATTTGTCGCAGACGCTCTTGGTCTCACACAGTCGTCTATAAACTCTGGTGTAACAATGTCACCGGATGGCATCTACACGCTTGACTACTCAACCTCAGATGTCATCCTCTCTCGTAAGGCAAACTCATTCGAGAAGGCAAATCCAGATGCAGTCATTGACTATCTTGGTACGGTAAAACTCAATCCACAAAGTGATTACTGGTTTGATACCACCACGGTTCCAATCGTGGTTGTAAATACCATTGGTGAAAACAATGCCTATGAATCCGCTGCTACCTCTTTCAAGTCCGGTAGGTCTTTGGGGTGGGGTTCTAGATGGAATGAGTGGAATGCTTTCTGGTACGGAAACAAGAAGAAGTCTGATACCATTTCAACTGATCCAGAGGATTACAGAAACAGACAATACAGAGGTTCAATCCGATCTGGGTTTGTGAAGAGAATCTTCTCCAATAGAATTACTCGAACCGTAGGCAACAGGGTCGTTGATCTAAGTGTTGTTCCCTTCATGAGAGCGGTTACTCTCAAGTGTACGGTTGAGGGAATGATTCCCGGTTCAACTGCATACGCATTTATGGACAACGTGGGAATCGGCTCCGTTGGAGGCTACGAGGTTGGAAGCACTGGTTCGTTCTCTGCGAACATTGCACTACAGAAGGGTACATACCAAGCAGGCGCCAAGAGAGTTCAATTCTTAGATGACAGTCTTGGCCGAGTTAGTGCCTCGAACGCTATCGCAGAAGACACTTTCTATGCACAGGGTATTCTAGACCAAGAGGAAACAGATGTAAACTCGATTTCTGTTAGACCCCCCGTCAAGACCAGATTTAGTGTTAGACAATCCAGTGTGTTTGAACTCAATGATGATGGAAACCTAAGCGAACCAAACCAAGGTGTTCTCCCACTGGCTCAAACCTTTACGGTGGACAAGGGACAGTTCCCATTGGGTACGTTTGTTACTGGAGTCCGGTTGTTTGTAAGAACGGCACCGTTCAATCCAGACACACCTATTTTCGTTGATCTTAGACCATGTGATGCCACAAACGGTAACTCACCGTCTATCAACACCGTACACAGATTCTCACAGGTTACTAAGTCTATTACGGACTCCAATGTAACAGTCAACATAAACCCAAGTGATGCAAGCGGAACTCTATTCGAATTCAGTAGTCCTGTTTTCCTTCCGCCTGGTAGACACGCATTGACGGTTCGTTGTAATGATAGTGACTTCTCTCTCCATAGTGGTTTGATTGGTCAGACAGTGATTGACAAGTTTGGTAATCCGATTGATGATACGGTTTCTCAAGTTCCGTACACAAACGGTCTATTCTTGCCGACGAACAACGGTTCTAGAGAACCATACACCGATAGAGTTCTGATGTTCGATCTTATTCGTGCCGACTTTACTGGTGCAGAGCAAAGTCTCTCCGCTAGAGAGGTGAACTTTGCAACGGAGACTACCGAGGGCGTCGATGGTATGAATCTCACAAAGTTTGCTGCGAACAATCAAATTGTTCCATCAGGCAATGACATCAGTATTTCATCGGTATTGCGATACGACGATTTCGATACATCTTCAACGATTGACGTTACTGTGCCAGTCAACAGTGATGTTGTCCTAGATGAAAAGGGGATCGTTGGTGGAGCAGGAAATCAAGGTAGGATCTTCGCTCGACTTTCCGCTGATGAACAGAAGAGAGTGTCTCCTATTCTTGATGCCGAAAGACTTGCATTGCTTAGAGTTGAAATGCAGTCTAACAATCCAGCAGTGGTTGGGGCTCCGCCAGAGGAACTAAATGCCAATGGTGAATCTAGCACGGTCATTTCTAAATACATCTCTAAGAAGGTTGTTCTAGAACGACCTGCTCGGGACTTCAGAGCATACATTCAGGCAGACATTCCAGCAGGATCAAGAATTCATGTGTTCGTCAAGGCACAAGGCCCTGATACGATTGAAGACTTCGATGATCTTCCTTACATTCAGTTGTTCCCCGATGGAGTGGATGATAGTGTTGCTGGACTTCCAAATGCTGACCCCGGCCGTGTCGTGGACTTTGCTGCAAATCAAGGTGTTGATGGTATCGATGTGAAGTTTACTCCAGCGGTGCTAAGCGCCGCTTTCACAGACGATGAAGGCAATTTGGCCACACCAACCGATCTTACTACATCGTTGATGCCAGAAAATGAAGAGTTCATCGCGTATCAAGTCAAGATTGTATTGTATTCACCAGTCGGTAGTGGTGATTCAAACCACTCAGGTGATGGTCTTGGCCCAGTCATTCGTAGACTCAGATGTGCAGCGATTGATACTCCTAGAAGTGTTGTTGCACCCCCTCCTCCCGGTGAGAATGAGGGTCATGTCGTAGCGATCAACACCGCCAAGGCTTGGGGTTGCATAAAGGTTGTAAGTGGAGTACCAACAATCCTAAGATCATACAATGTTGATAGTGTATCGAGAGCAGACACCGGCGCGTACACTGTAACTCTACCAGCAGGCAACTTGACGGCCGTGGATGCTGACAGTGATGGCGACCCAGAATCGGGTGATACTTTGAACATTGTTGTCCTTGCCGAGCAAACAGAAATTGGCGGCCTCGGTGAATCATTCAATGCGCGGTTTTCTCGCGACTTTTCAACGAAAGTGTCTTCAAGAGTCACAGTTAGTGATAAGAAATTGGATGCTTCCGGTAAGCCGTCATTCACACTCCGAACGGCAAATCTTACGATGACAGAGTACGATAGTAATGATGATGGTAACGGAAAAAACTTTGTCAATTGGGACGCCGCAGATCCGAGTTCCAGCGGCCGCGGGAGTGGTTTGTATGCCCCATCCGGCAGTGAAGGTATACTCAACTTTGTCGTGTTCGGCTCAAGGAATGATTCCGCAGTAACCAACCCAGATAACTCAACTTCACCGGCCGGTGAGGGACAGACCATTATTCCACTATAAGGATAGTTACCTAAAATGATTACTACTTACATAGCAAAAGGTGAGGAAAATATTCAGGTCTTGGTACATGGTAATGTTCCAAAAGGATCCAAAGTGTTGAGATTGCCTAAAGAACACGAAATAGCCACTAAAAGATCTTGGGCGTATTTCCAACGGTGTTGGAGATACAATTATGACGCATCTGGAAATCCAGTTGGGATTTATGTTGATATGGACTTGGCTAGAGAATACCATATGGCTGTTTTGCGTGAGTCTAGAAATTTTGTAATCAAGGCTTATGACTTGAACACGACTAAAGCCTTGGAAAGAAATGATAAAGACAGACTTCAGTATATTCAGGCAGTAAAACAACAACTTCGAGACTTGCCGAATACACTTGATTTGAGTAAAGCAGAAACTCCAGATGAACTATACAACGTGAGACCTCATATCATATTTGGCGCTCCAGATGATGAAGAAGAGGTGTTGCCCTCCTCTTTGCAAAATCACCCCGGAAGGAATAAGAAGAATGGTTGGTGAAACTTCGACTGCTCGATTCGAAGAGCATGTCGTACATGATGCAGAATTGTACAGAATTACAATGCCTTGGATCAAGGCTTTTGAGTCTGATCCAACCTCATTTGTCGATCACAATTATGATGCGTATGTGGGAGACAAAGAAGATCCTCATGTGATCGTAGGTAAAGATAAACTAGAACAAATTCGACATGAGGGGGATGCTCCCATAAACAAACAAAGATTTATGTTCCATGTCAATGTTGAACCAATCAAAAAGGCATTGATGGATTACGTTTACAGAATGTTTCCCAAGCACAGCGTGATGTTGAGTGGCAAATTTTGGTATCCGCAAAATGGGTACATGGGGTGGCACACAAACTCAAATTCACCCGGAAAGCGAGTCTATCTGAATTACTCATTCGAGGACAAGAAGTCTTACTTTCGTTATCTTGATGAAGATGGTTCAATAAAGACCTCTTGGGATCAAAAAGGTTTTACTATGAGAGTGTTTGACATTGGGGATACACACGACCGACTTTGGCATTGTGTTTACTCAAACACAAATAGACTCAGTTTTGGATTTAGAGTGTATCCAAACCTATGATTAGAAGGCACTATGTTGATGGAAAAAGAGATTACATCGAACTACCCCCACTGTTTAGATGGCTCGATAAAACGGGAAGAAAAACTAAAGAGGTTTCGGTTGGAGAACTGAAAGTAAAAGAAGGCGAGTTGGATCAAACAAGAGTAAACAAGTCGGATACTCAGTTTCCTCTAATCGCAGTAGACGGACTAGATGAAGAAAAAAGATACACACTGATCGATGGAAGACACAGACTTCAAAAGTTGATTCAAGAAAACAAGCAAGTCTGTGATTGCTACATACTCACAGTAGGCGAGTATAGATCAATGATCACAACGGGAGAGTAAGGAATGCCGGTAGGTGCAACAATCAGTCCACTCAATTTGAGTGACACATTCCAGACTTGGTTCAATCGAACTAATACTTTGATTACCGATGTCAACACAATTGACATTACCGGCATCACTCCGTCTTCCGCCCATGAAGATGGTTTGACTTTTGACTTCAGTGGAAGTAATGTTCAGATCGGTTTCTTGGGCGTCACTAACATGACGCAAGATATTGTCTTCGGTGGTAATGTTACCTTTAGTAATATTCCCGAGGGTCAATTTGTACACACAGTCAATGGTTCAACTGGTAACGTCACGATTACTGTTACTGGTGTCGCTACTCTTGGTTCGTCCGCTGGTTCTGTTCCAGTCTACTCTAGTAGTGAAAATCAGTACACGGGCGTGCAGGTATACCCAGGCCAACTCTCAGAAGTAGATCACGTTTTTGGTGTTCTCGGTAGTTTCACCTCCGGTTTCTCGGGAGGTTCGACCACAGAGTACAGCAACTTCGTCCAGTATGCCACGGGTGGTGGTGCTGTCTTTGGTCTTGCTCAGTCAGGCGGATCCGGTGGTGACATCACCGCAGACTATGAGTCAAATGCTCAGTTTGGTGAAGTCGAACTTTACGGATTCACAGGCGCTCAGGTTGGTTTGTTCCAGCAACACAGTGCCTATGGTATCTCTGGTCACGCTGCCAAGACTGGTGGTTTCTATATTCGCTACGGTGATATCGGTGGTGGTGCTGCATCTAACATGGGTGTTTTGTTCCGCTCAGGAAACACTCTCGGTGTTCAGGGAACGCCACTCATTGCTCTCAACCTAGAGAAAGATACAGTCGCACTCGGTTCTACAAGTTCCCTTGCTGCTGATGGTTTCTTCTCTCTTATCTCTCCAAGTGGTGACTTCAATCGAAACTATAACCCACTTACCATTCTTGGCGATGGACAGACATTTGCAATTCGTCATGGTAAAGCAGAGGAAATTCTAGACATTCGTGAGTTTGGTGACGCTTCACCAGGCAGCGTGTTTGAATATTCTGGTGCTTCGAATACGGGTGCAAACAACACCTCTATTCAGGGTTACGGAATTACTGGTAATGTAATTGATAGAATCTCTGGTAAAGCAGGCGGAAACATTGGCGTCGAGATTCGAGGTACTGAGGGTTCGTTCTCAGTCATGACCAACCTCGGAGTCTCCGCTGGTACTGGCGATGACTCCCAAACCGACACCGATCCGATTCAAAGAATCGCTATGAACATTGACCGCAAGGGTAATGTGGTTATTGGTGGTAAAGAAATTGAAGATGGTCTCATTGGTGGGCCTACAGGTCACCAGTCATACTACTTGGGTCTTGCTGCCGGTGATGCACCTTGGGGTCATACCGCTGGTTACTCTGCTGGTGCCGAAAAGGTTGTTGATACACAAGCATTCCTTGACACCTACCCAGAGCATCAGTATGGTGTAACCTTCGAAGGATATCCAGACGGTTTCGGTTCACTCAACATCGTTAGTGGTCGTTTGCATATCAAGGGTAGTGCCGGTAATACTCAGGCATTCCTTGATGGTAAGAAGCAGTATCTCTTCACCGATGGTGTTTCGTGTGAGTGGAGAACTCAAGATGACTCCACATCATCAACCATCGTTAGTAATTTTTCAAATGCGGATTCTGATCCCGGCGAGCCCTTGGAACGGGATCTAAACGATGGTGTAGACTTCGGATCGGCCTACGCCGGCTACAAGACCCCTACCGGAGTCGCGGCCGGTTCATGTAGATTGAAAGGGACAAGAGGTACACTTCAATGTCAAGACGGTGATGGTAACTACATCACTGGTCGAGCAATGATCAGACTTCGTATTGGAGCAGAAGCAATTCCGGGTGGTAATGGCGATAACCGAAGAACTCTGTTTGGTTGTGGTATGTTTGTTTCAGTCGATAAGGGTTCAAACTTTGTATATGTTGACGGCACTGGTACTGACTCATCACTAGCCGCAGAAACAGAATACGGTAATGGTAGAATGACTGGTGCTGAAGCAATTCCCATCGACGAACAGTTCAACCTTGACAATCAAAGGCAGGCTGGATTCAACTTCACGGGTCAGCACGCTCAGAAGATGGGTATGGCCAATAGCACTCCCCAACGGGAAGGCGAGGGGCCCCCAAATCAATCTGCCAGTACAGCAAATCTAAACTTGATGCACGCAGTAAATGTTCCGGCGAATGGTGGTCTTGTTATCAAGTTTGATATTTATGGTTACAATGTTGGAAATTTTGCGAACGATACCGCCGTCAATAGTGAGATGCGACCATCATCTATTGATGTAAATGCTAGAGCAGTGGTTGAATTCCAAGGTAGTGATTTCTAAGGATAGGATAAAACAATGTCAGTGACACTCGAAAACTATACAAACATTGTCGGTGGAAGCACACTCAACAAACACTTTCTGTTTACATCGGAAGGTGGATTTATCGGTGCCACCACGGCACTCGCATCAACGGCAGATCAAATCGCAGCCGGAAATGCTTTTGGTTCAAGTGCTGGTGAGTTTACCACAATCTATAATAATTACGAAACCACAGCCGGATTTACCACGGCATCTGGCGGCACTGCTACTCCGTTTGATAGTTCTGTATCATTCCTTCGATATCTTGATAAACCAGCAATTGTCGTCTCGGACGGCCCAAAGCAGGCGAAAGGAACCCTGAGTGCTGCTTCAATCAGCACCGCTCGTTTTGCAAGAAAAAATCTCGCAGGTGCTACCTATAACTTACCGATGGATCCGCGTGCCGAAATTGTTCTCACGATGACAGGCCCCTCCGGCGACATAACGGGCGGTTTTACTTTTGGTGAACGAGTCTTTACCTTTGCAGACAATATCACTGGGGCCTCTGGTGCAAATGCGACTGGACCGACAGGAATCACTGTAGAGGGATTCGTTTCAAGATGGGATCCCTCGTCTCTCGAACTATACTTGTATGGTGTTGGTAGCACACAAGACTTGGGAGATAATGCTGGTATCTCCGGCCCAACCGCACAGTTTGATGCTGGTTTTTCTGCGGCAGCAGGCGGTGGAACGGTTTGGCACTCACCAACAGCGGGTAATATTGCCGTTGGTGCAACGATTCAAGGCGAAATCAGTGGTAGTACCGGATTCCAAATTACTGCTAAAAAGACTTTGATTTCTACCGAGCAGTTCAAATCAAGTTATCTCGGAATCGTTGGAGCATCCTTTGACGCATACTACGGCGCGACATTTGGACTCACATTCGGTTTCACTGGAGGGACTTATTCTGCCGCGAGTGACACAGTTGCAACGGGCATCAATTCTGATCTAAGAGGCATTTTGACAGATATGCGAGAACAGGTGATCATCATCAATGCGAGTCACGCTGTTGCTGGTGATAATCCAAGTCACCCCGCTTATATTCGAGAAGCATTTGTTAGAGGTTTGAGTGGTAATGCTGCGGGCCCTGCTGGTGCATCCGGTGGTTTCACTCTATCGACGATTCGTGCCGGAACTGCTGGCGGCAACGCAACAGCGGGTGTTACGGGAACTGCTTCTCAGTTCGATCAGGTGTTGGTTGAAATCAATAACCTAGTTACTCTTCAAGAGGCAAAGAAGGATACTAAATTTAGAGAATATGACACGGCGGACAGTATTCGTAAGACTCTTATGATCGACTTCTAAGGGGGTTGTTCTGGATCCTAAAAAGTACCGTAGTCACAAAAAGCGAAGACCGGATAAACGAAAGAAAATTCGGAAAGTCGCTCGCTCGTATACATACAAGCGGAAGCGGAGGATAGAACCAGATGGCCCAACCGACGAGTAGACAAGAACTAAAGGACTATTGTCTGCGGCAACTAGGATTTCCTGTCATCGAGATCAACGTCGATGACTCACAACTAGAAGACCGCCTTGACGATGCCTTGCAAACATTCTCGGAGTATCACTTCGATGGTGTTATGCGTACTTACTTCAAGCATCAGGTAACTAGCACCGATGTTTCGAATGGTTACATTGACACTGATTCTATCGCTGCAAACGCAGCGTCTATTGGTGTTGCAGTAGAAAGCGGAAGACAGATCATGTCCGTGACTCGCGTTTTTGAGTTTTCGGAGTCCGGCACAAACAACATCTTTAGTGTTCCATATCAAATCGCCCTCAATGATCTCTACGGTCTTCGCTCACCGGGCATGATGTCTGACTACACGATCATTCAAAACCATCTGAGTCTGATTCGGGACTACCTTGATCCCGAAAAGGCGATTCGTTTCAGTCGTGTTACAAATAGATTGTATCTTGACATGAACTGGGGAGAGGATATTCAGACCGGCCAGTTCATCGTTCTCGAAGCGTACGTTGCTTTGAATCCAGACACATACACTGAGATTTACAATGATCGCTTTCTCAAGAAGTACGTTACCGCACTATTCAAAAAGCAGTGGGGTGCGAATCTCTCCAAGTATGAAAGTGTTCAGTTGCCCGGTGGTGTTTCTCTGAACGGTTCTCAATTGTATTCTGAGGGCAATGAAGAGGTGGAGAAAATCGAAGAGCAAATGGCTGACATGTATGAACTACCACCTGACATATTTACGGGGTGATTGAATGGCCACAAATCCTTATATTCGACTAAGACCTAACCGGGAACGTAACTTGGTTTCGGATCTCCATAAGGAGATGATTCGAAACTTCGGTATCGATGTCGATTATTTGGTGCGTGATGAGGTATCAGTCGATACCATTTTTGGTGAGGATACTCGATCTAAGTTTTCCACATCAAGAAAAATCGAG